CCAAGACTTTATTGATGGGCTTATTGAGGATAACAATTTACATATTCAAAATTATGAATCCGCACTTTCAAACTCCTATTTCGGTGATGCGGTTTATAAGCTTAGGATTGGCAAGCGTAACCCCGGTGACAAATTCGCCACCATAATCATTGAAGACATTACCCCAACCATTTACTTCCCAAAGATTAATCAATGGAATGTTCGGGCAAACCCGGAATACGAAGAGTTAGCATGGACTTTTTACATCGACAAGAAGAAGTATTTAAGAAAGGAAATCCACTACCCCGGCAAAATTATTAATGAGGTTTGGGAGATGGACAATGAAAGAATCATAACCAAAGCCCCGCTTTCGATACTAGGTGATGAATCTATCCCGGAAATGCAAAACACCGGTGTCACTCGCTCACTTCTCTTTCATATCCCTAATTGGAAAACCGGCAACCGCTATTTGGGTATATCTGACTACCAAGACATTGACACCTTATTTTTTGCTTTAAACAACCGAATGACTAAAATTGATAACATTTTAGATATGCATTCCGACCCTATACTTGCTTTGCCAGAGGGCATACTTGACGAAAACGGCAAAGTAAGAAAGAGTGCGTTAGGGGTCATTGAGGTCAAAGACGGCGAAAACAATAAGCCTGAATACATCGTTTGGGACGCTTCCCTTGAAAACGCCTATAAAGAGATCGAAAAAACGGTTGAGTTTTTAATGATGATTGGGGAGATATCCCCGGACGTTGTGGGTATGGGGCAGGGTCAATCCGACTCAGGCCGGGCTTTAAAAATGAAGATCATGCGCACGCTTGCCAAAGCCGCCCGCAAAAAGACTTATTACGATATGGGGTTAAAAGATCTTATTTATGTCGCCCAACAACTGGCCAAGGCTTGGAACGTTGGCGTTACCGACAAGAACATCAAACTTAAAGGCGAACCAACCCGCCCCCAAATCAAATGGTTTGACGGATTGCCGATTGACGAAAGCGAGCAAGTAGACACTGAAGTAAAGAGGATTGACAGCGGACTTTCAACGATTAAGGATTCCTTAATTAGGATTGATGGGCTTGACGAAGATGAGGCGGAAGAAAAAGCAAAAGAGATTCAAGAAGAATCAAAAATAAACGTGGTTACACAAGGGATCGGGAAGGGGTTATTTGATAAAGAAGGGGAACCGGTTGGGCCGCCGGCTATAACTCCTAACGCAAAACCTAATCCTCAATTGCCGCCAAAAGTTGTAAAATAATTGTGCTATGTCACATTTCCCCCTTGAAGTTCGAGTAAATGAAACCCAAATTGCCAGACTTACCACCGTGTATAAAAATGCCTATAAACAAATCGTTGCCGAAATTGAGAGCGCGACCGATTGGGGGGTAGCAAATCGCCGGGCAATACTCGCACAGATTGAGGGCATCTTAACCGAGTTAGGTGCTGACGTTGGAAGGTTTATCGAACAAGAAATACCGGACTATTATCAATCCGGTGTTGATGATGCTGCTTATCAATTAAAATCAGTTGGGGCAAATGTTGAATTAGCGGCCGGATTAAATAAAGTCAATCATTTAGCCATTGATGCTTTAGTGTCCGAAACCGCCGAAGCTTTTGGCGAATCCTTAACCGGTGTTAACCGGAGTGCAAGACTATTAATGTCACGGGCGACAAAAGAAAAAATCACCCAACAACTAGCAACCGGCACAATCCAAGGCTCAACTAATAAAGCAATTGGCAAAGCTATCAAATCAACCCTAAGAGAACAAGGGCTTGACGCGTTGGTTGATAAGGGTGGTCACTCATGGACTTTAGATAGGTATTCCGAAATGCTTATTCGCACCAAAGCGGTCGAGGCAAGAAACCGTGGGCTTGAAGACCGCATGTTGCAAAACGGTTATGATTTGGTTCAAGTGTCCCGGCATAACTCAAGCCACGAAGAATGTGCCGTTTGGGAAGGACAAATAGTGTCTTTAACAGGAAATACCCCGGGGTATAAAACACTCGACGACGCCAAAAGCGCCGGTTTATTGCACCCAAATTGCAAACATGCCATTAACGTTATAAATCTCGAACTTGCGACAAAAACCCGGGCTTATGATTTTAGAATTAAAGGGTATGGCGCACCCGGTGCGTCGATTAAAAGCCAATAGTTGACAAATATTAATAAGCAGTTAATAATTGACTCTAGCAATACCGTCGACGTTCGACGCAAAAAACGAAGTATGCCCGAGCCAATACCAGCACCACAACTAAATATACCACCCGCACCGGGCAACGACCCGAAACCACCGGCACCCGCGGATCAACAGGCACCAAATCCCCCCTCAGGTGATATGATCCCAAAGCACCGCTTTGATGAAATAAACACCAAATTGAAGGAAATGGAAGCTTGGAAGGCAACGCAAGAAGCCGAAAAGCAAACCAAAATTGACGAGGATTTAAAGAAAAAAGGCGAATGGGAAACCTTAGCTAATAATCATAAGTCCGAAGCCGAGAAAGCGAAATCCGAATTGCAAACCGAGAGGGTAAACAATAAGGTCGCAATGGAAGCCGCCAAACTAGGCATTAAAGATTTGGACGCCGCGACAAAACTAATCGACCGCTCGAAAATATTAGTCGATAAAGACGGAAATATAACCGGACTTATCGAAGCGGTTCAACAGTTAGCGAGTGACAAGCCGTACTTAAGAGACGGTGTACCACAACCTAACATCGGTTCGGGGTCAAACCCGCCAGCCGGTGGCGACAATAGGACGCCTAGATTTAAACATAGCCAGTTACAAGACGCACAATTTTACACCGATCACAAAAAAGAGATCGACGAAGCGTTAAAACTTGGCCTTGTCGAAGATGATCTAGCCCACTAATCCCCACCTTACGGCGAACTTAACCCCACTTTACTTTGTTTATTAATGCCACTTTGAAAGGGGGTGAAATTACAAATGCCTGAAAATGTTTTAAACAACACAACAAACGCGGTCTTTATTCCTACCATTATTGCTCAAAAAGCACTTGGTCGTTTTCCTCAGTTTTTAAACTTAGCGAGGACAATATCAAGAGATAGTGATTGGACAACTGCAACCGTAGGTACCGTTGTTAGAGTTCCAGTTCGTGGCGCAGTCATTGCAAATGACAAAACCGCAGGGAACAGCTTTACAAAGCAAAACCCCACTGCAACAGATGTGTCAGTTACTTTGAACAAACATAAGGAAGTCACTATAACTTTAGATGACGTCACTAAAGTTGTTCAGAACCAAGACACCCAAGATGGTTACGCCGAAGACGGCGCAATTGCGCTTGCGGAAGCGGTCGAGGATACGATAGCTGCTTTGCATTCCGGGATTACTAACGTTTTAACTTTTGACGCAACTTCTGCAACAACAATTGACGCATCAATGTTGAGGATTAGACGGTTTTTTACCGTTCAGAAAGTGCCAAGAGGAGAACAAAGGTACTTCTATGTTGATTCAACTGTTTTTAATAAATTACTCGAAACCGATAAATACTCACGTTACGACGCGAGGGGTGACGGTTCTTCTATTAAAGACGGGCAAGTAATCCGAACCTATGGTTTAGAGATTAATGAGTCACAAGCAGTTCAAACAACCGGTTCACCAGTTGCGTACCATAACTTAGCTTATACCAAGAATTCGATGGTATTAGCTTCCCGCCCACTTCCAAAACCTCAAGGTTTCGGAGGAAATGCGGCAGTTATCAACAGCGATTTGGTAAATTTGTCGTTAAGAACGCTATTTTGGTACAACGCCGAAATAGGCGCGCACCAATTAACACTAGATCTTCTTTATGGGGTAGCCATAATCGATCAAAGGAGAATCGTAGAGGTCGAAAGCTTCTAATATTTTTCTAGCCATTAAGCCCGGGGTTCAAACTTCGGGCTTTTTGGTGCTTAGTTGTCACCGTTAAGCAATTGTTGTATATTCGTTAGATGCCCTGTTTCATTAACCCGGGTGGCCGGATTGTTCAAGTTGACGATCCACAAAAAGCCTCCGAACTCGACGCTAACCCCCAATTTAAAAGAATATCGGAAGCCGAAGAAAAGAATTACAAAATTGAACGCCTTGCAGAAGCCGGGGAGCGGGAAGCGCTAAGTTTGACTGATTCTTCTAAGGGGATTTATCTGGCAACTGTTAGCCAGGGTGGAAAAGACGGTTACGGTATCGCTTCTGATCGGCTTATATCGGAGCTTCGGGGGTTAGGAATGCCGGTTTCAATTCACAATGAGGGGCAACGGTTGGGTGTCTTATTTCACAACCCGTATTCGATTTTGCGCATGGAAACCCCACTCCGGGTTATTTTTACAATGTTTGAATCAACTAAAATACCCGACGATTGGAAAGATTATTTAGAGGCCGCCGATTTGATCATTGTCCCCTCTCACTGGTGCCAATCGGTATTTCAAAAAGCCGGCTTTAAGACTACCGTTGTGCCCTTAGGGTATGACGACAAGGTTTTTAAATTCATTCCAAGGGAAAACAAGCGCCAAGCCCGCAAAGACTTCGTTTTTTTGCATTACAACGCATTCAATATTCGCAAAGGATTTCCCGAAGTATGGACGGCTTTCAATAAGGAGTTCCGAAAAGATGAGCCGGTCAAATTAGTCTTGAAAACCACCTTACGTGGGGCAATCCCCTTGCCTATCACCAAACATATGTACCCCAACGTTGAGATTATTAACGAATCAATCCCGGATCAAAAGTTAGCCGAACTTTGCGGGCAAGCCGATTGTTTTGTTTATCCGTCAAGAGGTGAAGGTTTCGGAATGACGCCACTTGAAGCAATGGCAACCGGATTGCCCGCAATTGTGCCGAACGCCCACGGTATAAGCGAATATTTCAATGGTGAATATATGTATGAAGTTTCGGTGCGGGGTGACGACGGTAAAATCCAATATTGCCCGGCGCTTTATTCCAAATATAAGAACCAAGACGTGGGAAAAATGTATGTCTCTAATATTTCCGATCTTAGAAAAAAAATGCGTTATATTTACGAACATCAAGACGAAGCCCTTCAAATGGGTAAAAGAGCATCTGAATATGTTAAGCGCTACACTTTTGCAAAAACTGCTTTAGCCTTAAAAAAGGTCTTTGAAGACTTAATGGCAAGCCCCTCAAGCCAAAAGCCTCTCCACAATGTATTAAGAATGGAATCTGTTTAAGGTATTATTATGCAGGGGTGATATTTTACAAATGAAAAACGAAGAAAACGTGGTTGCAGAACCTAAAAAAGAAGAACCCAAAGAATCAAAGCCCAAATTCCGTTATTTTTGCGAAGCTTGCACCAACACCGCACTAGTCACAAGCGACAAGAAGGACAAAGGTGATATTAAGTGTCAAGTTTGCGGCAAAGATCAGCCGGTCAAAGCCGAGAATTACATTGAAATAAACTAGAAACATGAATATAAAATATACTTCACCGGCCACCGACTATTCCGGATATGGTGAAGCAAGCAGGCATGATATAGCCGCGCTTCATTCGGCCGGTGTGAATATTAAAACCCAAATCCCGAAATACACGCTGGAAATTGCCGACTTCGGGCGATTAGGCGATTTAGCGGTGGGCTTTCAAGAAAACGATATTCCTTATAAAATCCAAATTCTACACACTACCCCCAACGTTTATAAAATGTACATGGAACCGCAAAAGTATCACATTGGTCGAGCTTTTTGGGAAACCGACAAAGTGCCGCTTGATTTCGCTATTAACTTGCAATTAATGGACGAATTGTGGACGGGAAGCGAGTTTAACAAGCAGTCTATGCGGAATGCGGGGGTCACGAAGCCGATATATATAATCCCGGAAGCAATCGACATTATAGCCCCGAAAGCCGACCCCTATATCATTCCGGAAGTAGATAAATATAAATTTTATTCAATCTTTGAGTGGACGGAGCGCAAAAACCCGGGGGCTTTGATGGAGGCTTATTATCGGGAATTCCAAAACGACGAAAACGTTTCATTGTGCCTCAAGACTTACGTTGACAACTTCACGCCGGAGAAGAAGAAAGAGATCACCATAATGATTCGCCAAATCAAATTAAAGTTAAACTTGCCCAAATATCCGGAAGTAAAGATTTACACCAACTTAATGGACAGGCACCAAATATACCGGTTTCACAACACTTTCGATTGCTTCGTTTCGGCGCACCGAGGCGAAGGGTGGGGAATTCCCCAAATGGAAGCAATGTTAACCGGTCACCCGATTATTTCAACCGATTGCGGCGGAATTCACGAATACTTGACCGACCAGAAAGACGCATTGTTAGTGCCTTATGAGTTGATCCCTCTAGTCGATAACTCAAGAAACCGGCAGTGGTACACACCGGATCAAAAGTGGGCAAACTGTGACTTACTGGTACTAAGGGAAAAAATGAGGTTTGCTTATGAGAACCAAGACATAGCCAAAGAAATTGGTCTTGCGGGCAAATTGACCGTGATAAAGAAATTTAGCTTTGATGCCGTCGGACAACTCATGGCTAAAAGACTAGAAGAGATAGAAAAGGGGGGTTATGACACGCGACCCTCATAATTTTATACCGACTTCCCCACTCCAGGCTAAAAGAAAACCGGCGCACGATAAAAGATTTTGGTGGTGTAAAAAGTGCGACACAATCGTGCAATATCCAAGCACCTACACGCGTAACGATATTAACCGAATCTTGAACGCTAGCAAGTTAATCTGTATTCCGCCTATAATCGAAAACCCAATATTATGAAATTACTATATCTTAGTTGCCACGCAATACTCGAATACGACGAATTAAAACTTTTCGGAGAACTTGGAATAGATTATTTCTCGCTAGGGTCTTACATAGACCCCCTCAATCCCGTTGATCCAATCCGTCCAGCACTAAATAAAATCGTTGACCCTGAATTATTATCAATGGCACCAGATCGGGACAAAATGCCGAAAGAATTTATTGATAAGTTTGACGTTATCGTTGTGATGCACTTACCCCAATGGATCGAAAATAATTGGGAGAATATGAAACACAAAACCGTTATATGGCGGACGATTGGGCAATCAACCCCCGAAGCTGAGAAGAGGCTGTGGAAATATCGTCAAGAGGGGCTAAGAATAGTGCGTTATTCGCCTATGGAACACGAAATACCCAACACAATTGGCGCTGATGCCGTTATCCGTTTTTATAAAGATCCTGAAGAGTTCGGCAACTGGAATGGTATTAATAAAGAGGTGATTACTTTTGCCCAAAATATGCAGAATAGAGCCGAATATTGCAATTATACGGTTTTTAAATCAATAGCCGAGCAAACACCCAATATGCACGTTTTCGGCCCAAATAATGAGGTTTCCGGGGCTTTGTCGGGGGGTTTTATGCCCTACGAGAAAATGAAACAGAAAATGCGGGATTCAAGGGTTTACTTTTATACCGGGACACAACCGGCGTCTTATACTTTGAATTTTATTGAGGCTATGATGACCGGGATCCCTATGGTTTGCTTAGGGCCGGCTTATGG